TGTTATCGCTGCCCCGCCTAACGATCCGGCAAGTCCGGTGACTGCGGACACCCAACTATTGTTCTGTGAAGCGATTTGATTCGCTGTATTGGCCGCTGCTGTACTTGATCCGGTCGCTGCATTAGTTGAATTAGTTGATGAGTTAAACACGTTCGGTGCATTTGACAACCCTGCTACTGCTTCGTTATAGTTCTCATTACCTTGTTGGTAGTTGGCTTGAGTAATCTGTCCGAGTTCCGAAGCAGTCTGATTGGCTCCACTTTCAGCAAGTGATAAATCTGTACCTGTCTGTGTGCCACTTGGTAATGCTGTGTTACCTCCACCAACTGCTGATTGGGATTCCCCAACAGCTTCTTTAGCATTCTTGTACGCTTGTCCAGTTTGAGTAATCGCCTCTGAATTAAGGTTGGCCAGTTGCTGTTGCGAAAATCCTTGCTGACTTGGACCGGCTGCGACTGTAGGAGCAAATGTGCTAACTAAAGATTTGAAGACTTGTGATGCATCTCCAAATACTGCCCCGGCCTGAGACTGTGCTTGATTCATGAATGATTGCTGGCTTACGGCAATGTCACTTTGCTGACCCGTTGAGCCACACATTAGCTCAACTTTTCCATTGTACTCAAAATATTCATCCGTGTCAAGCGCGTATTGTTTACGCTCAATATCCCAAGTCCACACCGTCTTAGTATGTATTCTCATTCTATCACTTCTCCCGGCCCGTTGTCAATGGGGACTTGTTCTAAAACTTTTACCAAGATGTTCTCGTCCCACTCGCTGAATCCTAATCTGCGAGTGCAAAACTTTCTAAGCAACGGAACAGTGCTGTTAAATATGAATGCTGAAAACCCTTCTGATCTGGCATTTTGTTCCAACTCATAAAACCCTTTCAACATGACGATCATATTCTTAGCTTTGCTGGCATTATTTAAGAACTGAATGTCTAATTGTATAGCAGCAGCATTCCCATTCCAAAATGGCTTACCTCTTACAAACAATATTGGTTCATCATCGAAGAAGTAAATGCTTGTACTTGTTCCTTCTTCTTTAAAGAAATCAATAGTCGTACCTTGGTGATATTCATCTACTGCTAAACTCTTTTCTAACATCTCATAATCACCATTTTCTATATAGCGGTGTGTTATCATTAATTCCTTTTAGTAACCTATTGCAAAAAATGTCGGTGCTGCGCTGCCATTAATCGATCCAGTACTATCATTCGCAATGTTAAACTGAAATGTACTAGCAGTCACTGACGAAGGTATCACCGATGCTAGGGATGTGTTTTGCCCTGTCGGTCTAACTTGTCCAATAATTACAACAATGTCGGTCGAACTGCTAAATGGTTTTGGGAATGTCTGTGTGCTTGTGCTTCCCGGCCCTGTATTAGCACAAGTTCCCCACTGTCTAATCAACCCAGTAGGGTCTTGCGCCCAGTACCCGTTGGAATTTGATCCAGATGTAAACCCGGTAGTAGGAGACTGAGATACAGTAGGAGTTACAGTTGTGTTTGTAACGTTGTTTACCGTAGTAACAGACGGTGTTACTGGAGTTACATTGTATACTCTGTTTTGGGGCAGCTTGGAACCTACATAAAATGTCCTGAGACTATCTGGAGACGAATTAGACACAACAGGCAACGGGCCACGCGAGAATCCGCTCAGGCCCGGTTGCAAGTCTGTTTCGTTTGTTGCCGCTAACGGGTTCGTACCGGATTGTACCGGCTGATACCCTGTTAACGGTATGTTTATAGAATCATTTAGTGTAGGCATCAAAGCTCCTGACTAAAGGCACCAAATATAGAAAGCGTTAGCAGTTCATTTTGTACGGTGTCGGATGGATTAAAGATAACTTGAATCTGACAAGTACGCATAGCTGCCGTCTCGTCTTCGAGTTCAGATAGGTAAAATCTTTGACTCCAAAACGATCTACTAGGCTTCAACTGCGGAGGATCATTGACCCAATCCGTCAGCAAGTCAATAGGTCCAGTATAATAAGGCAACGCTTCATCGACTAAGATTCCTAAAGTAATTGGAGAACCAATTTTCACAGCATCAGCAGTAATAAATGCTACTTCTGCCACTTGTCCCGGCTGTACTAGTACTGCTGAACCTATTGTAGCATTGGCTGGATAGGCTGTTCCGTTGTCCATAAATACATTCAAATTTCTCTCTTGAATATATCCGACTCCGGTTGGGCCTAATAGTAGTCTGTGTACACCCGGCGTAATTTCAATGCTTTGTACAGCGTTAACTCCTCCTGTTATAGCTGCAAATGGTGCCCAGGTATACCCCGGACCTTCTGGTGACGGTGTAGGAATTACTCTATACCATCCATTAACCCCATCACAGACGTACCATGCTTGATCCATTCCTTGAACGTGCCATGCAACATACACATTGGCAGGATTCCAACTTTGACCGGGATTGCCATTGTTAAGCAGCAATTGGTCACCAATTGGAAATCCGGCGTAAGTAGTTCCTGATGATGGGTCTAGTATTAGAAATTGATTATCTGTGGTAAACAATCCAATAAGAGCACCATTTGTGTCCAATGCATTATAACTAAGCAATCCTATACCGGGAAGTAATGGGAGCGCCGGTTGAATAGGACTAGATGACGTGTTATTACCTGGAATGATATAAATATCTGACACAGTAAAGACTATCATACCTGATGTTGTAGGAACAAGTCTTTTCACAAGTGATGGCATACTATCGGTATTCAACGGATTAGTACCATTCAAACCATTGCCAACAGGTGTGGCCGGTCCAGAAGTCCAGTAAACTACATTTCCAATACTGTACCAAATTGATCCTAAGTGAAATGTAAGGTTTATTGCTCCAACTACAGGAGGGGTATTCTCTCCTACAATTGCCCCAGATACTAAGTTATTGAGTCCTGTGTCTGGAGTAGTATCTAAAAATCCAGATTGCAAGTACTCAACAAGAGATATGGTAGTACTCAAAATACCGCTGGCATTTGGTATCAAGAATGGGGTCGATTGTCCATCCGTGGAACGGAATATCGCTACGTAATCTGCTTGAGTATCAATACTTACTTGACCTGATGAGTTCGAGGGCAATCCCGCGCCGGGGGGAATAAATACTCCCGGATTATATGTGAAATTGCCAGTAGGTAGAGAAACTTGAGAGCAATTAGACACTGTATTGTCTAACGTGTTAACCAATGCTACCCAGTAATCATATCCTCCATTAGATGCTATTAACGTGTTTATATAGATGAGAGTCCAAACTACCGATCCGTCATTGGTTGTGGTTCCGAGTATCGTTGACCACGCTGGATTCTGACCGCCCGGTCCTGTAGTTCCGGCTGTAGTTGCTAGTTGTAAATTCCCGTTCGTGTCAATTACAGCGAGAACGTTTGGTGCCGCGATTGTAGTACCCAATGGATTACCTGCCGTTACAGTGGTGTATGTGGGGGGTTCATCAAATGTCGTAGCCACTGGATAGTGAATAGTAAAATTATTAGGTTCAACAATCGGAATCAACGGAGCATTATTGACATTTGCTAATCCCCAATTCTCAACTGGATTGTTACGATTTGCCCACACAGCCGAACCGTCTATTGTAAGGTTTCCAGAAGTAGCGGTTACAAATGTTACTCCACCGCCAACAGCATTTACCGTAGCAGAGTGGTTCGTATTTCCAGTACTACTCGGTTCTGTTATGCCAGTAGTTGGCGTGCCTCCATTGTATACTATACCTGTAACCGTTTCCGTAGTAGTTCCCGGAGTTTCCATATATGGCAATGGATATTCAACAACCATTGATGTTCCAGAGATACTAAGAATCGTTGCCATCTGATTTTGTAACCATGTTGCAGACATTGTAGGTGGAAAAGTGACTGTATTACCAACTTGCACTAAAGCACTAAGAGCAACGCTTGACGATATGGTTAAAGTCTCCCCCACGCTGCCAGATGGTGCGGCCAGCGTCGTTCCGGTGATAGGAAATGCCGTTCCTACTAACTGCTGAATGCTTCCAATAAAATCATAATAGTAAGTGGTAAAGAATGGAGTAGTCGGTGTTCCGAGCGCGGTTAGTGCGGTCCAAGTGAATAATGTCTGTAGCCACTTCTTGTTATCTTTTCCGTCTCCGAAGTACAGAATATTTCCAACTGATTGCATGAACGATTGACCGGCTCCTGCACTTTTTGCAAAAACCGATGTACGCACTCCACCAAACAGTGAGTAAAGCTCATTCGCTTGGTCGATCATTATGTTTATCTGCTCTGCACTAGGTCCGAACAATTTAAACTCATAGAATCTGTCAGGATTGTTATAAGTGTTCACAGCGTCATATAATGTAGTTCCCGGCCTACGAGCAAGGGTTAGCTTGGTTGTTACCTCGACATTGGTTCCTGCAATAATAGCATCCCCGGCTTGTCCATAAAACTTCTCTACTATTCTAGAAGTAGTAGCATCTCTGAGCGGGGATCGATTCGTCCATAATCCAGAAAAAAAGCGCGACGTAAAGATACTTGAAAAACGAGTTTGTTTTTGTGCTGAAGCTCCGGCCAGCCCCAAGTTATTTGGCATATCAAATTTCTCCTATGGAACCCAAACCCCGACTCCGAACGGAGACGGCGTACTTAATACGCGAACGTAAGCCGGTCCCCAAACTCGCTCCCCGGTAGCTGAATACACAATTGCTGTGTAAAATGTTGTAGATGGTGTAAGTACATCGTTCGACCATACACTATAAGCCGGTGATGTTATAATGTCTCCAAAATTGTCTAATGGTATCTCTATATCATACCCAGAGCACACCATTACATTCGTGTTTACAGTGGCATCTTGGTTAAGAGTTAATACCAACTTTCCATGAGATATTAAGTTTCCGAGGGAGTCTTGGAAGGCTCCCCCTTCTAACTCGTTAACTGCTAACATTGTTTCCCCTTCCCTTCATAACATCGGCTGCTTTGTTAATGCCATACAAAGGTCCGCATGTTGTAAGGAGAAAAGTTGAAGAGTTCGAAAGAAATCCTTCGAACTGCTCCACCGTAATATGCTTGTTACAAACCAAAACACTGAACGAGATTCCGACACCTAGAATGAACGCTGTCAAAAGACCAATCATTACTCTAGAAGTTGAACCACTTCCATCCGGTTCGCTGAATACTGACTTAAAAAAGTTCATTATCTCTCCTTACCATATTCTATTTCTCCATATTCATATCGGATTGACTGACTCCGAAAATCTGAGCTTTCAAGGTTCCCATCTGAGTTCCGCCAGCCTTGTCGATATCCACCGTGGCGCGGAATCCCTGAAGAGTAATTTGGTTGTTGTTGGACGAACCAAACTTACCCGTTCCGAGAGTGATGATGAACCGGAGAGCCTTTTTGTTTTGGAAGCTCGTACTCATTTACTGAACTACCCACACGTTTGTTGGGGGAGATTGTCAAAGGATTGACTCACGGCGTCGTCACGTTAAAAGATACGAATGGCGCGCCTGGGAAAGTGTTTGTCGTGCCATAATAGTCATTCGAAAATCCCACCGTCGTTGGAGTCAAAAAGCCCGCATGAGCCTCACTGTAAAGTTGCTGCCATCCGAAATTGGTCGGATCACTCGACATAGAGTAAGTTCGTGTCGTGCCGTCGTCCTTGATCCTCAACCAGACAACCAAAGGAAAGGAAGTGGTAGAAAGAGTATAGGAGTTCGTGTTGTATGATGTGACTGAATTGTATTGTGTCACAGAAGCCGCATTCAACTGTAGATTTGACCCTACTCCCATACCGACATTGAATGAAGTCAGCTTTGTGCCATCGCTGATCGATATGCCCTGCGACCACTCACTCTGACCGTTCGGAAAAGTGACTCCTACTCCAGGGATTACTGCTGCGATGACCGTCCATGGGGTGGACGGCAAGGACTCGTAGATGTAGTGGATATTATCCCCACCCGTACCAGTAGCAGCCAGCGTCAACACACCACCGTTGACGGTCGCTGTCCCGCTGCCCTGATTCATCCAAGTCCAGCCGCTAATCGACGGGGCTGTAAATCCTGTGAACGGATAACTGCTTCCCCCACCACCACCGCCAGTTGCATGAAGTTGAACATCGCCGGCACTTGGTGAGTTAGGAGTCACAGTGATCGAGCTATCACCAATCAAAGTTACCGCAGATGTTATGCCATTGACATTCGGCACGCCACTTCCACCTAATCCACACGGCGCACCGGCATCCGCAACCTGCCCAGCAGTCCCAGTGAACTCTACACAGTCGCCGCTTGTCGTGCTTGTCGGCCCGGTCGCAATGCCCGCTCCTGATCCCGCCAGCGCTTTGCTGCTCGTCACGGTCGTTGGAGATGCCGCGATGGGCACCTGACCGGCAGTCATTCCAGATAGCCCGGATCCGCCTCCACTGGAGTTGCAGCCCGTGACGCATTGGTAATTCACACCGTCGTAGAGAAACGACGCCACGGTAGATAGACCAGCCGTCGAAGTCACGACGGGCGCATTCACGAAGTTAGCTGGCCATGTCCATGTGTAGGGTCCCCCTGAGGCCGCTTGCACGATATCCCATGTGCTTATGTGCCCCACATTATCGCCGGAAATGGTGTTCGGCGTGGAATTCCCTGACAACGTGAAGATAAAATTTCCACTCGAATCGTTCATGAAAAAACAGCACGAATTCCCCATGTTCACCGTCCCGCTCACCGACTGCACATTGGGCAACCAATATGTCGAAGCATTAATCCTGAACATCGGCGTTCCGGTCGTGGGGTACCCCTGCGAAATGGTGTCCAACAATAGATCGCCGCCACTCGCTCCCGTCGAACTATAGCCGAACCTTGTCTGAACCGTTCCATTGATGGGCGATTGTGAGATATAGACGCCGTTGCCCTGCAATGCATAAGGCATCGCATCGGTTGATGGATGCATGTTCCAAGGGGTCTGCGACAGAAAAGGGCTTCCCTGCCCAACTGTCACAACAAGATTTGGTGATCCTGCTGAATAGCCGGGGAATGTTTGAAGTGAGATTGATGCCGCTGTTCCGGCACCTGTGTTGCCACCCAACACCCTACCAAGTACCGTCACTACGTTTGTTGCTTCCGTTGGCGATGCGCCATAACCACCAGCGTAGGGGTTACACTGGCCCGGAATAGTGTGGCTCATAGACACCCACACCGAAGCAGTGGTGGTTACTGTTGTGTCACAATTCCAGTTGACGGTCCCGCCGAATTGAACTGTCGCGACTCCAGTGTTGCCAGCCCCAGCGATCACTACACCGACAATGCCCTGCGGATTATCCGTGCCCTCCGTTGTTGACCCAGTAGCCGGGCAATCGGCTATGCCGGCGGTTGAGGGATACCCCCCGCTGTTCTGCCAACATGCCATATTACCAAGCGTAGTACCGGCGGTTCCATTGGGCAAAAGCATAGTCTGTGCATTACTACCGCCACCACCGGCAGAGCATGTGCCATCAGATTTCAATAAACCAGAGCACGCCCATAAAGCCACCACATCACTAAAGTTGGGTGTACGCCACGCCGTGCCTGTTGATGCGGCGAGACCCGAGGCCGGGTAAATCATGCCACCAGAACTTGGAACGCTGAACATCGTTCGATCATCCACGATGCAAGGATAAGAACCCGCCGGTGATGACGTGCCATTGTTGTTGCAAGTTTGAAGTATGCTCACCCCGTTTGTGGTCACAATTGCAATGGGAATATCGGTGGATGTGAACGCGCTATTTTTAACCGCCGGCGCACAGCTCGCGGCCGTGTTCAGATACACGTAATTAACCGTACTCACGCTCATCGAAAGAGTGCCGCCGATATAAGTTTCAATTGTCCCGGCACAATTGGCGGTTCCCGGCCCCAAATTCAGCACGAGAGCGGTTCCGCTAGTGGGAGCATAGCCCGGCGCAACTCCGTTCACATACTTTGCGTTCGTTGCGAAAATTGGGGCTAACGTTGATTGATATTGCTGTGCAAATAATGGTGCAACTAATGCTAACCCGATAGCTGCCAGTCCTAGTATCTTATTTAAAAATCTCATTATGTTCTCCTAAACAGTTACCACATTTGGACCGGCAACTACTTGTCCTGTTGATGAATAGACGGTTTGTATATAATACGTTCCCGATGGACTAATATCTGAATTGTGCCAAAAAGTAGGGCTTCCAGTTATCATTCCGTTTGCGTCTAATTTGATGGCAGTAAACTGAACTCCTAACTGAGTAACATTTACCGAGCCTATTTGATTTAATCGCATCGTTATGGTTCCCAATGCCACTGGAAGGCCATTTGGTAATTGGAACGTATTAACTGTCAGTGTTACTCTACTTGGCATTATAGATTACTCCTTCCCTGAAATCCTTGCTGAGTTCTTGATGCATTCTCAATAGGAACTCCAGTAATTGCCTGCCAGTTGTTCAACCAGATGTTGCGTTCACTTTGTGTCAAACCTTGCGATGTGCTCAACAATGATGCGATAAACTTTTGATTGGCGGCTGTAAATCTTGCGTCATCAGCATATAAATACGACAAAGCCAAAAATCCCCAATTGTACAATCTGCTGTACTCATCTGGTATTGGTCCCCATGTCTGATTAAGACTGGTGATAGTCGTTGGCTTTTGCTGAATAGATAGTACTACTGGATAAGCCTTATCAGGCGCTGGCATCAATCTAAATGTGATGTTGCCGTTTGCGTCTTCATATTGCGCCGATACATCGTGTGGACGGCTCTGCGCCGAATCTAACGCTAGATTCATCTTTACTGAAATTTCTTTCCATGTTGGCAAGCATGTATTAGCATCATAAGCTTGCACGGACGCCGTTTCAATCCAGTCAAAGTTATAAATAGTAGATGTATTTCCTACGCCAATTGCTCCCATATTAGTCCAAATTACACTGCCATCAGTAGTATTCTGTCCGGGAGTGATGTTGAATGGGGTTGGGATGGTTGCCCCAGTTACACCGGCTGTAGTTACTTGCTGTGAAAATCCGTTAGTATCAACGAGCACATAACCAATTCCGATAGCCGTAGTTTGTTGCCAATTGAAAATAGTATAATCTTGCTGGCCTTGTACAGCTACAAATCCAATGACGGCTCTATTCCAACGCCATGCAAACGGAGCGCCTACAATGGTCTGTAAAATCGTGTTAGCATTGGTCAAAGCGGGTTCATTATTGTTACCACTCGCTAAGTTTCTAAGGAATATGAACCTTTTCGCCCAATATATGGTGTCTAAAATCGTGATTGAAGATGCGGCCATTATAGCTCCTAAAAATAAAAGACCCCTAGACGGCAAAGCGCCTACTAGGGGTCTAAAGTTTTACTAATTGGATAAAATATATAAATAAATGATTCTTAAGAACTTACCACCCATTCCAAGGGCCATACGGCCAATCGGGACGTATAGGTTGGACTCCAAAGCCGGTATCTAAGATCATTGTACCGGGGTAGAACCCAAAATCATCAGGTTCCCGATCATACTGACGCACAGCTTTATCTAACGACTCAAGCCATAGCTGTTGTTCTTGTGGAAACTTGGCTCGGACCTTTGGATCAGGATTTCGTCTGAAGCATCCTGCAAAGAAACCTTGACGAAAAGCCCATTCCATTGTGTCGGGAAGCGGGTTCAAATATTGGGTCAGATTAAAGAATCTAGGTGCAACCATTTGCCCGACTACTTGAATGGCCCAGACAACTCCTGATTGTGGTGGAATTGGGGCTAATCGGATTCCTTGACCGTTAGGATTAATCGCTGTCCATACACAAGTACCATCTACTACCGTTGAAGGCAGTATCTGTGGGTTTCTAATGGTTGGATAAGTTGGATTACTAGGCCACGTTGGTTCTACAGTCCCACATTGTCCATAAGTTGTCAAACACCATAAGTTGCCATAAGGGTCTTTGATTGCTGTCGTAGCATTGTATGGAGTAATTAGTGTTCCAAGTGGGTTTGTGTATACTACGTTTGGACCCGGATTCTGTTGACCGCTCTGGTTTGGCCCGGCTACAATTGTCTGCCCAGATGGATAACCCGGAGTAGGGCCTAATGGGGATGCGCCCCATGTCCCTGTTAGCAACATCTTGTTAGGTAACCATGAAACTTTGCCGGTGTAACAAGCTTGCTGATATGTCACCAGTAAATCTTTGTCAACTTCTAGTGGAATCTTCTGTTTCGGAACCGAAGTCTGATTTATGTTAACTGCCCATGCGGATTCAATCCAACCGATGTTAAATAGATTGGGTATAAAATAGTCTTGCTGTAAACTATTAGTGTAGAACACAGGAAGATTGTAGCGATTCCATTTCCAGTTGTATGGTTGAGCACCCGGACCACCGTTGATGATCGCCTGCATCACATCATTGGCGATACTCAGAGCCGGTGCCATACTTGCCCCGCCCGTTGCTAGGGCCGGTGCGACATCTCCCAGTGTTGCTGCATCATCTACGACTTCCTGTAAACGAATTGTGGAGTTCTGGCCTTGCATCGTGCAAGCCGGTGTTGAACTTGCAAACACAATGGCGAATCCGGTGACGCCGGTATCGGATGCTACTAAATACAAATTTGAAGCATCATAACGTACTGGGGCAAACCAAATCACCCCGCCAGCAGTTAATTCGAAGATTACTGAACCCGGAACAACTCCAAGATTGTGAGGCAAGGTAAACGGGCCGGGTGCCGAGGTAGTAAATGCTATTTGGACTGAAGGTATCATCGACTTTCCTCTATGTAATTAAATGCACGGCTAAGCAGGTCAAGGCTATCTTTAAATCTTCCTAAACCGGCATTACAATGCACACAAAGTAATCCACGAATGCATTTTCCGCAACTATTAGAATTACCAGAACAACATGTGTGGTCATGATCTATACACGGGGCAGTTGTCACATTGCCAAAGATAAACTTAAAGCCACAAATAGCGCAACATCCATTTTGTTTTTCCAGTATTTCTAAAAATGAAGACTCTGCTAATGAGTATTTAGACAAACGAGTTGCCTTTGCTTTTAATTTAATCTTGTCTTTATTGCGTTCGTGCCACTCTTTGCGCTTTTGATCATCGTGCTCTTTGTTGTTCTTTCGCCACTCTGCTGCTATTATTTTTTGTCTATCGGCGTTATTTTTATACCATTCTTTGCTGTATTGCTTTTTACATTCTTTACAATACCGCTGCGCTCCGCGCCGTCTTTTACATAACTGATCTGCATAAAACTCTAAATCTTCCTTTTCAATTCCACATTTAGAGCAAATTTTCATATTTCCTTTCTAACAATCGGCACAACTGGCCCAAATAATAACCCATCCGGTGACACCTACATCTGATGCTACTAAATACAAGTTCTCTAGATCGAAACGTTGAGGCTGAAACCAGACGGTGCCTCCGTTAGTGAACTCGAATATGACAGTTTGCGGGAGATACCCTAGATTATGGGCTAAAGTGAAATCTCCCGCATTGGGTGTTGTAAATGGAATACTAGCTGCTGCTCCTGCTGCCATGTTTTACCTCAATGTCGTACTTTCAGTTACCTGCCTATAATACTCACCACCGTCTGAAAACTGGAACAAGTACGAACTTGAAGAAGTGTTAGTAGTCTGGAAGTTTACTGCCGCTTGATATTCAGTAAAAGCAGTAATATACTCTTCCTGAGTCTTAAATGCATTCTTGACAGGCGGCTTCCAAGTCTTTCCACAACGCTGACAACGGACCCAAGTATCTCCATTGGCAAACTTATGCTTGATAACTGCCATGTTGGACGAGTCACCCTGTCCTGCCACTACTCCAGCCGCACCCATTCCGCCCTTGCGGTGATTACAACGCTTCTGCGCTGCTAATTCAGTGCGGTCAATCTGACGGAGAGTTGCTCCATTAGTCAAACTGCGCTGCTTGCGGCTTTCACGCTTTAACTCGCGCTCTTCCAAACGCTCTTTCAAATCTTGAATGTTAAATGTCTTTTCTTTGAGTTCCAATTCAGAGTTCTCAATTGCGAGGCGCTTGGTTTCAACATCCAAACGCGCCGCTTCCAATTGCAACTTGACAAGTTCGTCTTGTGCGGAACTTTCCTTTACCTTTAGTGGTTTTGTAACAATCTGTGCTTCTGAGCCGTTCGAACCCCCGGCAATATCATTCAAATTACTCATGTTGTCTAGGCTCTCCTCTAGCCTTGTCTTACTCGCCCAATGATGATCCGGCGTCTCTAAATGCCTTTAGTAGGCCGTTGTACCTATCGAATGCTGCATCTTGTCTTGGCTTTCCAAATTCCTTGTCTACCGCTTCTTCCGTAATAAAACCACTTAGCAGAAGTTGAAGTAAAACCGTCCTCCACCCCCGTCGTCTCTCTGCTAAAGGTGCCCCATGGTCATCAAAATTCATCATTGACAACTCAGGCATCTGACCTTGCTGGACCCACGGACCTTTAATAGGTTCTGTGAATGCATTTTTACTTATCCAAAGTACCGCCTTGTCGATGTGAGGGTGTTGCTTATAGTGACAGTTCAAACCAATCCTACGGAGCTTGGTAATAAGCTGCCCATGAGTCATGACAGTTCCTATTCTAGCTTCATAGTCAGCATACTCTTCTAGAGTTACCCACTGGTATTGCTGTGCAATGCCGTCATTGATTTCCTTCTGCTCGGCTAATATTTCTTGAGTTTCAGAACTTACTTTTCCATTGACCCAGTGTTTCTTAGCATACTCATCTACTTGTGCGGCGAGTTCGGGGGTCATTTTAACCCCCAACTCACTTCCATAACTTTCCCACGGTGCAGTGTCGCTTAAACGAGTACCTTGTGCTTTTTGTATCTCTTGCCCTGTAAGTGCCATTTGTATTAGCTCTCCTCAAAGCTGATAATGTATCCCTTCCTATCGAAGTCTATAACTCTCAGAAAGTCCGGGTGTAACGAAGTGGATGGCCGTCCTTGCTCGTTACAATAGCCAAACAACTACTAAGCGTCTTGGTAATCCACCGTAACGTTGTTCATTGGTTGGTAAAAATTGTTTACTGAGCTTGCAAATTGGCATTAGTCTATGGGTTTCGTTTTTCCTAGACACTCTAGGCAACGTTCGACTATTTGTTCATAATCCCTTGGACCGCAACTGAATCCCCCAAGCGTCCAAAGTTTTTCCAATGCTAATTCTGCTGCTTTCGCGTTTTCTGTTTCGCACAACTCAACGAATAGTTGGTCATTGTGCTCCGTAATCTTTCTAAGAGCACCGCGCAGCTTGCGTTCTACTGCGCGGCGAATCTTATTGTTCCGTTTGAGACTTGTTACAAGAAGCTCCTCTTCATCCTGCATAATTCTCCTTGTTTAGACCAACACGACTACGCGATTTTCAGCGTAAATCTTGTTGATTGGTAATCCGTTCATAATGTTACCGCTAGAAACGATATCTCCGATTGAGTTATTGAATGTAGGATATGAAGTTTCTACTTGACCTTCTCCTTTGGCAACCGCAGTGATAAGACCTGTCGAAGATACAGTAACAATCTGCGTAGGTGTGCCAGATGGCTGATATGTGTTGCCTGTAAGAGTCTTAAACCCGTACTCAACATAGGTAAGTTCATTTGCCCCTGCTTCCTGAGAAGTTGCCGTAGCAGCGTGCGTTTCCACAACAGCCGCTGCGTTCTCAAGAGTCACAGTAGTAGTGCCACTATTAGCAGTAGCAATGAACGTGCCATTGTTAACCGCATTAGTAAACCCTGCCACAACAAAGGTCTGCCCTACGAGACTACCTGTGGTAGCGCCTGTAAATGTGCCAGTATAGACCGCTGTGCCCTCTTCAGGAGTTGCCGTAGCAGCGTGCGTTTCCGCAATTGCGTTTGCGTTCTCAAGAGTCAATGCGCTGGCAGTGGACGCTGTGCAAATAAGCAATCCGTTATTGACGCCGTTTACAAAACCAGCAATAACGAACGATTGTCCGATGTAAGCGTTTGAGCCTCCGCCTGTAATGGTGCCAGAGTAAACTGCTGTGGTGCCCGTCGATGCAGCAACGCCTGTAAGCGTCAATGCGCCCGGTGTGGACGCAGCAACCGCCGTAAGTACATATGCTGTGCCGGGTGTGATTTCGTTTCCAAAAGCATCTTCGATAGATGGGTCCAATTGGAATGTAGTTGGTCCGTTTACCCCGCTAAGTGATAGAACGATTCCATTATAGCCGGGAGTTGTCTTTAACGACACATTACCCGGAGAGATGATCTTAGCTGCAACGCCCAAACCTGTAGTAGCTTGAAAAGCCATATTCTTATTCTCCTTATTAACCTAAAAACTGAATACGTGTTTTTACAGTATATGTAGCAGTTGCATAAGATGCACCTGACAATGTAATTGTAGTACCCGCCGTTGCGTTGGCCAATAGCTGTCCACTAAAAGTAGTACCAGCAGCGGACGATGTGTTCCCTGTGACTACTGTTTTTGTTTCAGAAGTCGCGGAATCGGGGTCAGTAAACGTAGCAGAAATAGTAGGAAGCGTGCCAGGAGTTGCCGTTGTGGCCACTTCATATGCGCTGATGTCATAAAGACCTGTCTGTGGAACTGTAAACACCACATTGGCCATTTCCGCTGTAATCGCGCTTTGCACAGTCTTGTTGACTACTGCCCCGCCCAGTGCATTCCAGCCGTTTCCGACACTTTCATACAAAGCGCCGTTAACAGTGTCAATGCCTACGTTTGGAGCAATCGGTGACCCGCCTGAAACGGTTAGTCCAAGAGTGTTGGGATTGCCTTGAAATACTTGATTTAACAAGCTCATTATTTTCTCCTTTTGCAGATGAGAGCACCCATCTTGCTAGGTGTTGGATAAACTTGTTACCCAAGTTAAAAGAAAAAGGAGAGTTTTTAAGTTCTCCTTTTGTCTTATTACTAATTGTTAGTGCTATTAGCTAATAGCAGAAGCAGCATCAATTTCTCTGATTCTGATAGTAGTATCTGGTCCTAACGAAGTTGTGAAGTGAACTTTATATGAAGTCCATCCAGGAATTAACCCTTCAGGATCAGCAACAGAAGGTTCGGCATTTTGTACAATATTACATTTGCATTATGTTAATTACTAATTAGTATCAGTAATAGTTAGTCATTTCTGCTAACTTCTTACGGTTGGTATGGTTTACGATGGATTCACATTTTGCTATAAAATCAGATTGAGTCTGTGTTCTTTTCATCCAATTGCATATTCTGCAACAAGTGACACAATTTCCTATAACGTAGCCGATTGAATTATCAACCCTGTCGATACCGTTATAAATATATGATGTAGAACATGTTACTCCGTTGTGTGAGAATGCTGGTAAATTCCCGCAATAATAACAAATATCAGAAGTTAGTTTTCTAAATTCTTCTATTGTTAGATTATATTGAAATTTTCTCTTCTCGGCCCCAAGTTTGTAAATTGAGGCTAGATGATTACATGCGCCTTCGCCAAACGAAAGTTCATTATTCTTATGCAGAATTTTGACTAATTCTCTTGACTGCTCACGCTTAATACATCCACAACTTTGTTTCTTGCCTTGACGAAGGGTTTTTCCAGTTGCTATGCATTTGCTTCCGCAATCACATTGGCAGACCCATCTCGCTCTGTTTTTCTCTGATTCTGTAGAAGCGATTACTGATAATTTTCCGAATCGCTTGCCAACCATGTTGGTCTTATTGTGTGCTTCCATTTTTATTCCTTCCCGTAAGTTCGGACTATCGCACCACCCGAATTTCTAAGGGTGTCTTTTCACTTAGTCTCTCACGCTGGATAACCTCGTTATCCTTGCGCCCTGTTAGCGACTACAAATATATTGTAGCACATTTCAGCTTCCAAGTCAATTAGAAAAGATTTTTTAACCCGTCTATCTTTCGATTAGAGGGACACCAAATTGATGTTACTCCATTCACCGTCACCAAAGCCTGTATCGCCTTGCGCACCGAGTTTGATAGAGAAAATACCATCACGCCCGAAGATGTAGGTACGCAGTGCAGTCAAACCGGCAACACCCTTGTAGGTAGCTGTCTGAGTGACTTGGTTTGTTTGGAAGAAACGAACGCCAGAGCTAGGAAATTCGATCATCTCTGTCAAATCAACAGAAAGAAGGTCTTCCATGCGAGACTGGCCTACGGGAGTGTGCTTCAAAATATCGATAGGTGAGTCGTTGCTGTTGTCAGCAAGAACGTCGCCTACACCGAAAGGATGAATGACCCCGCAGAATGTCTTTGATGCTTCGTCGAACGGACGAACCGAACGGCCAGCAAGACTCTGAACAGCGTTACGAATCTGGTTAAGACTCAAGGTTGTGAATGAAGTAAGACTTGTTGCACCAAGCTGCGTAAGCACGCTTGCATCAACTGCGTTTGCACCGTCTGCTGTAGCACGGACAAGTGCGCTTAGACTCTCGCCAAGGCGATATGCAAGCTCACGCGCAACGTTCTCAACAGTATTGTCGATTGCCGTAGCCAAGCTAAGTGAGCTAAAGTTAGCGTAATCTGCATATTCACCGATTGTGGCAGTTGTTGTTAGAACTTGTACCGAAATGCCGCTACCAACTGTACCTTCCAAAGTCTGAGTAGTATTTGCTACTAGAGGAACGTACATAAACCATGTTGTTTAGGAGTTCGGCGTTCCCGCCGAATCGCTCTCATAGTCACCTATGAGTTCAGACTGTATCTTCGCTCCTCTAATCTTATTCAAAGCAATCATAGCCCTGTCGCGCTTATCAATAAGGTATGGTAACCAGCAGAGTAAAACCATCTCTACTTTTTCCTTGTTTGCCAAAGACCAACGATACTCATCACTCCATTTAGGGTTCTTGGAGCTAAGCTCGCGGGTATGTAAGCAACCACCATACCTTGCATGAAACAGTGCAACAACACCTTTGTGAGCGTTTCCCACGTAGAGTGTTGGGGTCGATGCTATAGAGCCGTCTCCATCTACGAAGCCGGCAAAATAAGCATTAGAAATATTAGAAGCGTTTGGCATGTCAGTCGTTACGGAACCTTTGTTCCACTTCAAAGCCTTTATCTTTTCGCAAAGTTCTTTACGAGCTTCAGGATTCTCAGCACCGTTCAACGCATAGTAGCGCATCATCAACACTGCTTCCTGCTTCTTTACGATCAAATAGGGTTCAACAATGGAAAGAAAAGACAGAGCATGCTTTTGATTGGTTACTTTCCAATCATAGGCTTGCAGACCTCCAGAAACAACCTTACGTTTCTTATAAACGCCACCAAAGTTAGCCACAATCCACTTCATAAGATGGACGTTGGTGTTGGTGAAGATTATCTGGGCGGTGTAGCCGAGGCAGTTCGAAGCTTTGCGGAAACTTGAATTTATCGTCAAGCATCCTTCTGCATCAAAAATACCAGCCATGTATTGTGCTGTCTTTTTTTTCATAGGTTTCCTCGGTATTGTCTGGTATGATTATACCACAGTTCCACCGATTTAGCCAAATTATATCGAGACATTTAGATGATACCGTTTATCTCGTACTGGTTGCCACTATTCTTAGGCAGATCAAGTCTTTCTGAACATGCCACGAATGGGGTTTGTATTTGTGTTTAGGACTCCAGTATCACCACTGGGTCACTCTTATTGTCACCAATAAGATCAGACTCTATCTTTTTACCATTAAGTTCAGAGCACGTAATCCACATTCGTTTTCGAACTTCTGGATCAGGTTTTCCGTTCATTCTTACAAAATTAAGAACAATTTTAGACTGTTCTCTTTTTGTAATCATATATGGCAACGTTTCTAAAAGGAACAACTCCTTTCCGTTGTTATCTTTTAAATCCCATTCATGCATCCAAAGATTTCCGTTGTGCGGGGGACGTTTCCTAGTCGAACCTCCGTATGATGTTTTCAACTCTTGTATGATGTTTTCACAAGTGTTGCCCAAACATACACAAGCCCTGTAGTAAAATCCTTTACCGCGACTTTGGCTACTCTGTTTTACACGAATTATATATGAACTTCCTTCTCCATCAAACATTCCAGCAAAGTATGCTTGACGTGCTTTACTTTCTAATGGTAACCTTGACATATTAGTCGTTAGGGATGAATTCTGATTCAATTCCGATACTTTTGTGTAAAGTTCTTCGCGTTTCTGTTTATTCTGATTACCATTCAAAGAGTAATAATCTTTTAGCAAAAATGCTTGGTTTTTCTTTATCCATATGTACGGCAAAATTTTATCAAGGAAACGAGCAGCATGTACGTCGCTGCTGAACTTCCATCTGTAATAGTCCTTATGATTTTTGTCTTTCCAAACAGTTTTATCATAAGTTCCTCCAAATTTACTGATCAACCATTTTATAGTTGGTAAATGTGTGGAGCGGACCATTAAAGTAGGATCGTAGCTGGTGTAGCCGTCTTTTCGTATGCACTTTGAAATGTAAATACTTCCATCTGCATCTATCAATCCGGCTGCGTAAGCGAGACTCGTTTCTGTTAAATTCCTTTCCTCGGTATTGTCTGTCATATTTTTAATTATAACACAGTTTCACCGATATAGTCAAGTTTTTCAAGACCCAAACTATAACTGTAAGTTATAGATTCTTAAGCCTTTAGGTTCTCTCGGAACTTTTTATCGTAGTACCTCACCGTAGACTGAGGTAAATTGCTTTGATTATTACTTGACGGACTAAATCCAGCCATAGTATTTTTCCTTATTAATTAGGAAATACTCTTTCACATCCTCCAATATTAAAGGGCATTTCTGTCCTTATGCGTCACTTACTTACACAATAATCCGATTGTGCGTTCACTGACTCCGGTTAAGACTTCAACCAAAGTTGCCTCACGCTGTTGGTAGCTCTACAGTAATCCGACTGTGAACGCTATTTACTCTGCGTATTTAATACGCCGCTCAACTTCGGGCGCGTATTCATATACGTTTACACTTGTGGACCCTTATACATGCATAATGCATGGTGATTGCGTCCATAAAAATCCATATCAATACTCTTGACTCTATACCCCAAGTCAAAGTACAATTTCTGTGCTGCATTGTTAAAATGTGCCTGAAGCCAATAGTTATCTCCGGGATAGGCCTTTTCGAACTGGTCAAACAAATGCGTAGCAATTCCCTTACCTCTGTGGGTAGATGCAGTTACTACGCTGTGAATGTAGGGAAGTCCTAGCTTCAATTTGCCGACTAATGCGGCAACGACTGCTCCATCATCGACCGCGACCCACGCTTTACTTGAAGGTGTAGCAAGAACGGCTTCTAGGTTTGACTTAGGCTCTTTCGGACTTACCCACGCCGAATTCAACTTCCATATCTCATTAATGTCTTGTAAGCCTGATGGTCTAATGGTAATCATTCATTACCGCCTGTTGGATGCTTTGTCTAGTTCTTGAACCTTCTTAGTAAATCCAGGTTCATGCAACAAACGCCGCTTGTACTCTTCCGCAGGCATAGCATCAAGTGCTGCCGCTCCGGTGTATAGCTTCTTTTGCGCTCCTACAAGCTGTTCTACACCGTTGACCTTCTTGATTTCCCCACCAATTACTGCCTCATAGACAATATCGCTGCCGGGAATGTTAATAGGTCCGGTATCTGAACTCTCATTGCGGGTAAGTCCGGTAGGAAGTCTGCGCACCGTTTCCGGCACTATTTCTTGAACAGTTACTGGCAATTCCTCTCGCACTGGGGCAGTCGGTTCATCCACATGAACTATTGATGCGACTGGCACAACTGGAACAACTTCTACTTTCGCTCCTTCTATAAGAACCCCTTGAGTTTTCAAAGTATCATAGGCCTTTTGAAAATTAGCTTTAACTGGCGCAAGATCATAACGCAGCATCCATCCGGTGATAGCAGCAAAATTATCCTCACACTTGTAATAGTCTGGATTATCTTGCAGGAACGCTTGCGATTCAACTCGTGCTCTCAACTTCAAGTTCTCATTCTGAATCTGAGAAAGTGTGCTGCCAAACTCAGCTAATGGTGCCCCCAATTGCGCTTCAATAAGCTCTTGCTGCGCTTCAAATGCTGTTGTAGGGTCAAGTAGCCGCCTTGAAATTCCAACGCGCTCATCATCAGATAGCTCTCGTGGTTTGAATTCTTTCGGTCCGGTATATTTAGGAGTGTCTTCCGAAAACTGCTCCTCATCCTGAATGCCTAAGCGATTTTTACGTGTTTCTTGCCGCAACTTACGAATAAGCAATGTATTCTGTTCTACCAACTTGTCACGCAACTCATCTGGAGTGGTGTACTTAATAACTTGCAAACCACCAATAGCCCTGCCTTCATTATCAGTTGGCTGGTAACGGTAAACTTGCTCTACCGACTCTACCGGTTGTACTACTTCTTCTTGTAATGTATCACTCATAGAATGCTGGCTCCTCTCCATCTTCCATCTTGTTATTCAAATAATCTACTGCTGGACCTGTCTCAAGTCCGGGGACCGAATCAACAGGGGATTTATCACGCTGGCTAATAGTAACTTCTCGATAGTTGTTAACCTCATAGTTTATACCGTCTACTAGACTTTGAAAAAACTGTGCTGCTGTCTTTGCTCGTCTATGCGCCTCTAGAACCTCTTCAGGCTCAGAGGTATTTATCCACTCCAATACAAATTGGTCCACTGACCATCTGGCCACTTTTAGTATTGTCTGGAAGCCCGGATGAGCAACTACAGCCGATAGATCAGAAACTTCTTGCTGTGTAAGTTCTAATTCAGGTTCATATTTCTTTTCAATCTCCATTCGCTCTCCTTAATGGATATGACACCGAACGGTTACATTTTGAAAAGTCACCGTTCGGTTACATGTTATAGTTCCGCTGGCTGTTGATCGCTTCCTTCTGTGCCTGCTAAATTAGGCTCTCCTGTCTCCGCTTCTGATTTTGAGGAGTTTAGGAATGATCCAACAATTAAGTCCTTCTGAATTCTCTGTTGAGCCGCTTCTTGTTGTAACTGCTGCTTCTGTGAGAAGTTTTGTTGACTCATCTGCTGTTGAGTTGCCAGTTTTGATTGCTGCTGTGCCGCTTGTGATTTCTGTTGTCTCTTATCTTTCATCTGTTGTGTCATTGGTTTGACAATATCGTTGAAGTCCTTCCATTCTGAAGATTCCATCCACATTTTGAGAATACGTTTGAAGTCGATGTATTCTTCATTAATGTCTGCTAAATTTTCCTGAATAGTTGGATTCTCAAATATCTGTGAGATGAGAGTCATTGATTGACTCATTGTACGTTTTGCTGCTAGACTTGCGCCTGCCAGTGTTTCATATTCAATTACTGAATCATGATATGCTTGTAGATCAAGTTCAAAGTCCTTACCTTGTTCCTCGCCCAAAATAGCAAAAATCTCAGCATCTGAGAAATATTCGAATACCAAGCCATCCAAAATGTACAGCCAAGGTTTGAATACTTGTTCGATAAAGTTGTCAAGTGGGCCGTCGAGTCTAGTTGCTGAAGCTTGCCCTAATTGAGCAGCCCCTCCCGCTGTTCGACCCATCGAGCTTCTTGGACCGGCGCTAGAGCCTTGGACAAGCTGCGCGTCGGCACCTGAACTACTTTCGGTAGCCTTTTCTGATTCTGCTAATGCTGCCCACACGTCCGGTGGAACTTTTGGTGTTTCTAGGAGTTTGTAAGCCTTATCGACTTCTCCATCAACTGATAGAATCTTTCCCAGACCTGTGCGAATCATCTGAGTTGGTGCATTACTATCTCTTTTACGAAGATAGATCGGATTGACACCAAACGATAGAATTTTCAAAATAGCATTGATGCTGCCTTGATCGACGCGTTGGTTCTGCCCAACGATAAGCCCTAGTCCCATGCCATAGAAGGCGCGGGGGCGATTCCACCAATTTGCCGATAAGAACGGGATGACTCCAAAAGTGTTTGGTCCAGAGTAAATCTTTTTCTTTCGATCAATAACAAGAATCTTTCTTTTCTTGTCCCAATACTCTAGAACTTCTAACTTTCTCATTAACA